TTCATTACATTTTTCAGCTCTTAATGTCTGCATCGGGAAATGCGTAACCTTTTTTACAAGACCTTTATCGTAAGTAACTTGTAAAGCCGCCATTCCTAGCATCTTACGATCCATTACAGCAGACTTTAAACAATTCTTAGATACAATACTCATAGCTTGTGCGTACTGATCTGGTTTCCTACTAGAATTAGTAGCATCAAGACCTTTGCCGTATATCATTTTTGCCATACCATTTATGATAGCATTATTGGTTGTGCTACCTTGGTATCTGTCTATGAGATACTGGAAATAATCATTATCCTCACCATACTGAACCCAATCCTTGTTTTTAACCTCTACAATTTCTGGTGAAGTATATTTGCTTAAGTTTACTATATGTATATTATCCATTATAAAATAATGTATTCGTTATCTGTTACATTGCTCGTATAAACATCTTTATTTATAGAGTAATTTAATACGTTTTGATCCGTACAAAAGACTTTATCTTTATAAATGATATTATCATTATTATACACTGTTAAAGTGTAGTAGCGGCCTTCTATTAAGCTAAAAACAAGGTCTGCGGATAAATAGTATTTATCTTTTGTAAACGTTCCTGTTATTTCAGCCTCTGTGTTTGTACTTTCATCGATCAAAACCAACCTAGTAGCTGCATACTCTCTAGGTATAAACTTTATATTTTGTTCTGTCTGAACCGGTCTTAATACGATCATTTTCTGTATTTAATATAAAAACAAAAAAAAGGGCAAGTTGTTAAAACCTACCCTTTAATTTAATGTAATCTAATCTAATTATGTACCAGGTACAACAGTTGTATTAGTATCATCACCAATAATATCTGGATCGATAAAATGTGCTGGTTCTACTTCTGTTCCTGTGAAAGTAATGTTATATCCGTTAAGATCACCCATTGCTGCACCAGAAGCAGTGTTTACTGTAACTTCACATCCATTTTCAAAACCTGCCATTCTAAAGATGTTTTTATCATTAGCATCCTTAGCATAATACTCAACTACAACTAAAGGTCTCCCGTAAGCTAAAGCTTTTAATTGTGTTTGTGTAGTTAGATCTTGTTTTTTAAGAACTAAAGTTCCTGTTTGTGTCCAAAAAGAAGTACCGTTATCTCTTGAATTCTCATTAGTTTCATCAAAAGAATTATTAGTACCTTTTAAATCAAATTTATATAGTGAAATCAATGGATTAAATCCCGTTATCTCACCAGCGGTAATTGTTGCACCGGAAGCAATAGCAGCACTGTAATTAACAAAGTAAACGGCTTTTAAGCCACCTACTGAATCTTTACAAGGCTCTAATCTACCAGCTGTAATATCACAAGCCATATTTTTTTATTTTAGAGATTAATTAAAAAAGGGTAGGCAGGCTATAACGGCTTACCTACCCCTTTATTTTTATTTAGTTGTAATTATGCTGGAGTGTAAAGAACGATGTCTGAACCAATTCCGTATTGTACTCCTGCAGTAAATCTCATTACTACACGAACATTTTTACTTCCATCAATATCAGCCATATCGATAACTTTTACCTCATTGTGATCTGCTAATAAACCTGTACCGAAGTATAAGTTTGATTTTTCAGCTGCAACGATATAGTTATCTGCTAATCCATTAGCTACGAAAATAGAAACACCGTCGAAAGAAAGTGATCCATTGTTGTACCACTGAGTTCCCATTGCGTTAGTACCATTAGCTCCAAGTCCTGCAGCAGCAAAACCTCCTAAAGCTCTAACGTATGCTCTTGCAACATTTTGAGAAACATAAAGGTTTAAATCTTCTTTTCCGTATACTGCAGAAGGAATAGCATCAACAACTTTTCCTAATTCGTCAATTACATTAGCAGCAGTAACTGTAGTTCCTACTACATCAATTACATCAGCATCAGCTGTCATAAGTGTAACTAATCCATTAAACTCACCAGAGTTAGCAGTAACACCTTTCCAGATGTTTTGCTCTGTTTTCTGAGCTGTCTTAGCAGCAACGTGTGCTAATAAGAAATCAGCAAAAGCAGGAGGTAAGTTGTCAAATGCAGAATATCCCATTTGAACTGCTTCCCAATCTGACTCAAAGTCTGATTTACATAATTCTAAGTTTACCTGAAATTCTTCTGGTTGTAAGATTCTTTCAGTTAATGTCAAAGTAGAAGTAGGATCGAATGCACAAGTAGCATCTTTTAATAATGCGTCTGTGTCTACTTTCTTAATTACTTCTTTAAACTTTACATTTGGTTTTACTTCAATTCCGCCATTCTCAATGGTAGAAGCAGATAAAAGAGCAGCAGAAATATATTTCCCCGCAAATTCACCAGCATAAGTAGTGGTAATGTTGGTAGTTGTTGCCATTTTTAAAATGTATTTATTTTATTGGTTGAATAATTTAGAGAATACTCTATCTCTAGTTGTTTGAGGTCCTTTATTAGAATAAAGATTTAATTCTTTTTTCTCAACCGAACCTTCTGGGTTGTGTTTTAAAGGTTGTGTCTCCTCAGCAGATAATTCAACTTCTACAGTCTCTTCTACTTTTTCAACAGAATCAGCAGATAATTCCACCTCTTCTTTAACCTCTGTTTTAGCAGCTTTTAATTCTGCAATTTCATTTCTAAGTTTTTCAATCTCACTAAAGAACATCTCTTTAGAAATAGACTCAATAACTTTCTTTGGAGCGGCAGGTGTTGCTTCAGCTTCCATTTCAACTTCCGTTTCCATTTCCTCTTCAGCTTCAGGAGCAGCTTCCTCTGCTTCCTCTTCCTTGATTTCTCCAATAATACCATCATCGCTAATGATTAAGATTTTACCCTCTTCCAACTTATATTCTCCAGCTGGCATTGGGATTCGATCCTCTTCATTAACAACAAAAATCTCAGCACCAGCTTCAAAAGCTTCTGCTTCCAAAATAGTACCGTTCTCAAGCTTCATTTGCTCTAGTTTGATTTCCAAACCTAGCAAAGTCTTGATTTTGTTAATTTGCGTTTTTGCACTCATAAGGATTATTTATTATTAAAACAATTTATATTAATATTTGTTATATTTTCTAACCTCTCTGATTGGATATAACACGAGGTTCATTAGTGTTAACCACGTTACTGATAACACCGCTATTTAAACTACCTATCCCTTGATTTTGTAAATCGCCATTACAGCATTCACTAGAATAAGTTCCGTTATCACATAAGCAACCTCTTCTACCACCTTTTGGGCTTGTTTTACTTTTTGTTTTTTTTGACATAAATATTTGTTTTAAAAATTTAAGCATAAGATTGCGTTTTCTGTATAAAAAATACAATGTCCCATATTTGAGCAGCACCTCCTGTAGCTTTAATAATCCAATTAGAACCGTTGTCTACAAAATTTTGATCTGCATAGTATTGGAATACTTGGTGGAATTCATGTGCTACATCGTTACCCTTTGGAAATGGTATATCTACCCCAACTCTTTCGTATGGAGTTCCATTTGTAGCATCAAGTTGTAGTCTTAAATAAGTTTGATTAGCATTTGGTGCAGAGCATTTAAAAACAATAGTCATCATATAGACATCGTTTAAATTATCCGCTAATACCTTTCTAGTTGTTCCGTCGTAGTAATCTATACCTTCATAACTTCTATACACTGATGCAGCATTGTTTGGCATCTCCACAGAGATATCTTGTGCTAATGTTAACTTTGAAGCTTCAGTAAAAGCGCCGTCATCATACCTTGTCCATCCTAATCCTGAACCTATACCTGATTGTGGATATATTTTTCTCCAATCATTATTGTATACCTGCCATATACCAGTCTCGGTAGTAACCATTGCTCCTTCCTCAATGTTGAAAGTTAATCTTTCAGCATCGGTAGTTTGATGTGCGTGTACTCTATATGAAGTATTTTTAGTTGTACCCATTTATTATTTTTTTACGCAGTTAGGAACTTTTTTACCATTTTTCATTTTATATCCTTTTTGCTCATATCCTTCCCAACAAGGACTTTTTGCAAGTTTTTGGTCTATCTCATCCAATTTAGATATTGCCCAATTAACTCCTGCACTTCCACCCCATGCGTCCCACATAAGACCTCCACATCCTTCAGAGTATGGTGTATCTTTATTTTGTTCGTGTCTTTTAAAGGAAGCCATTCTTGCAATCGTATCTCTGCTAATAGGTTCTCCTTTTGCTAATTGGTTAGCTCTAGCTTTACCTACACCAGTACCACAATCACCCCATCCATTTTTCTCTGCCCATTCTAAAGCTCGTTTTGCATTACTTCTAGCACCAGCTGGATAATCTGTATAAGACTCCAATTCTTGTTTTTCCTGTAATACTTCAACGATCTTATTTAATAGATCTTCAGCTTCCTGTTCCTCTGCGCTTAAATAATCCTTTATACCTTTATCTTGAGGCATTTCTAATTTATCTGCGAAATATCCTTCTATACTGAATCCTTTAACCTTACCAGTTTTTACGTAATCGTTCCAGATCTCGTCATTATCTACTTTCATTGAAACCATCCAAGTTCCTAAAGGCATATTTAATCCGTATTTTCTAGATTTATCGTGTACCTCATCTTCAACTAACCAGCTTTCCACAACTGTTAAACCGGTAATCTTTTCCTGATGCTCTAATGTTGCTTCACCTTGTCTACCTTTTTTAAGATATAATTGAGAAGCTTTTAAAACTGTTTCTTTGCTAAAGAATATGTAGAATTCATCTTTACCATTACGCCTGTAGATTGGCTTATTAGGTATAAGAGCAGCACCCATCAGGATTCTTTTTTCTTTATCTACCTCAGCTAATTTTATCTCATCTGATTTTAAAGCTACGAAATCTTCCTCTATAGCTGGATTTTCGACAACAGAAATAGCTTCTATGCCATTCATATCATCGTTTTCGTCTAGGATAAGTTCTATTATATTCATTTTTACTTTATTTAAAAACAGTTTTTTAGTTAATTTGTTTAGATTGATGCTCCTTGAACTATATTTCTATCTAAACTCTGTGCTGTAGTAACATCACTTGCTACAACATAAGCTTTAATTGGTTGTCTAGTTTGTGAACTTATAGTCTCAGCTAATTGATTAGTCCCAGTTTCGCCAACTATATTAAAACTAGCTACTCTTGGTTGAGGTGCCGATGCTGCTGCTCTACCACCACTTGCATAGCTTGGTAGTTCAGGTTCTTGTGTTGCAACTATACTTTTTACATTAGCCAATCCAGATGCGATAATACCAGCAGCTGCTATACCACCATATATACCACCCTGAGCCAATGCTTTGTTTGCACCAGCGTATGTGTCAATCACTGCTTGTGTTATTGCTACAGCTTTACCGAATGTAGATCCTTCACCTATTAATTTAGCAACACCACCTAACGCACCACTTATAACTGCTAATTTTGCTTCCGCTAAGTCTCTATCTAATTGTTTTTGTTTATTAGCATTTTCTTGTTGGAATGAAAATAGAGCATTAGTTGCATCTATCTGAGCTTGTGTTCCTAATTTAGTTCTAGCCAAATCATCCTGCAATTGCTTTTCTCTAATATTAGATTCGAATGTAGCAATCTCCTGCAATCTCTGTATTCTTGCAACATCATTACCTATCAAGGAAGCGTTGAATTCCTCGTTTGCAATTGCACGTTCAAATTCAGCGTCTCTAAGCGAATTATAAAGCTCTAGCTGCTCTCTAAATAAAGCTAAATCATTTATCTTTTGTTCTGATCTAAAGCCTTCTATTTGCGCTAATACAGCTTCTCTTTCTTGTGTTACTCTTAATAAATTATTGTAATTTTCCTGATTGGCATTTATATTGTACTGACGCTGTGCTGCTGTTATTTGTAAATCCACTTGTCTAAGCATTGCAGCTTCCTGCTCGTCTAAAACCTCTTTTAGTTGATTATTTGCATCAATTCTTTCTTGGATAGTATTCCTTTCCTCATCTCTAACTTGTCTTAGCTTTTCTGCTTGTCTATCATACTGCTCTATTAAACCTTGTATTCTAATTTCTGCAGTAGCAGCTGCTTTATTTATTTCAACAGTAGCAGTTGCTGCTTCCACTGTTGATTTCACATAATCGGATATTCCAGATGTAACAGCTTTTAAAGCATTACCTGTTTTAACTAAGCTATCATCAACTCCTGTAACAACATCAACGAATTTAGATCCAGCAACTTGAGCTAATCCTATAGCACCAACCCAATCCCCTTTGAAAAACTTGGATATTGCCATTCCTGAAACTTCTATTAGTTCGATGAAATTAATAAAGCTTCTAATAAGATATTGATCTATTGCTTTACTTAAATCCCGTATAGCCGGTAATGGATCCTCAAAAATATTTTTAAAGTAGCTTATTATCGTACCAGTATTTCTATCTAAATAATTAAATAGATCATTGAAAGCCATTGTAGTTGCTTCCATTGCTATATTGAAAGTGTCTATAACTTTCTGGTTGCTAGCAAATACCTCTCTTAATTTTTCTAACGCTGCTAATAATAAACCAATACCAATAACCTTAAGCGTATTACCTAAAGATCTTAAAACCCTATTAGTTTTCCTAGTAGCGCCTTCAATTGCATTTAAACCTTTAGCTGTATTTTTATTACCTTCAGATACTTGGCCCTGGAGTTTTTTAACTTCTTTTGTTAATTCACCGACTTCCTGTACAGCTTTGTCAGTTTTAACCTGTAACTCAAGAACTTCATTTCTCATTCTTTATTCTTTTTAGTTGTTTAAATCCTTCGCTGAAAGACTCAGCTAGTTTGTATTTTCCTTTTGCTATTTCTATATTCTCACCCTGACCATAGAAATCCGATAAATTAAGAAGCTTTATTAAAATCAAAATAATTTATTTATTAGTTCCAATCTTGTTTTACCAGTCTTGGTGTTAGTCTTAACGGTACTTATAATGTATTTACGATCTCCTATAATGAACGTATCATTAACAGAATAGTTTAACAATAGGTTATTCGGTAGAACTGCATCATACGTGAATACACGAGCTTTTACATCAAAGATCTGGGATATATAAGTTTCATAGTAACGTTTATATAATGAATTATCGTTTGTTACTAAATTATACTCATCTATCTCAGCATTGAAATTTAATGTTTGTGTTTCGTTCTCATTCACATTCCCTGGTCTGTTATATCCAGCCAATGAGTTATGCCCAGCTCCATAGAAGCTAATAGGTGTAGATCCGTTTGTAGTTGGTATATTAAAAAAGATTAAAGGTTCGCCAACAACTGATGATGCTTTTTGTATATCTTCAGCTGAATCTCCATTATAATCTACAGACCAACCCCATCCGATCTGAGTAAACTCTCCGGTGTTTTCATCCGATATTTTTTCAAATAACATTTTCTCTAATCCAACTTCCAAACTATAATCCGTACCGTCAAATTGTTTTTGTGTATAAACTAGATCTCCAAACTGCGTACCTCCAAAGATTTGATTTCTTTTCTGAGCGTGAAAAGTTTTAGACTCTGGGAATTTAAAATTCATTGTTCTATAAGGGATTGCTCTATCTACTGTTATTTCTCTAATATCTACAAATTGCGATATATCCCTTGTTGTACCTTGTTCGTAAAAAGTATTTAATGGCTCTACATATATTTCTCCAGTTTGTTTAACGTAGCTTGTTAGATTGAAAGTTCTAAAAATGCTACTTAAGAAATCCATTACCTTTACATTAGGAATATTATCCCTTATGGATATTTCGTTTATTACTGACTGACTATTAGATTCGAATGTACCAATTTGCGGTGCTGGTCTTCCATCTACTGGATCAAATACATATTCCTGCACTTCCCATCCAGCA